TCTCATTCATAATATGAGTATCCTTTAACTTATATACATCACACAATTTTTTATTGTCTGTTACTTCCATATTCTTTATTTTTCTATATGTTTAACCATTTTGATGTTGAGTGTTGGTATATCTATCCACTCACCTTCACACATCTGTATTGAACTCATCCCATTATTGTAAGACGCTACTTGTATTGCCTCTATTTGTGTACCGTCATTCATAATGACTAATTCATTACAAACTTTATCTTCCTCATCTATTATGTAAGTTAGTAAACCACATAACAATCCTACTGATACCACCAATACTGCAATAATAAAATTTCTTACCATAAATTATAGTTTTTGATTAGTTGTGTCATCAGATAGTTGTGATTTATCCCAAGAATATGTAGTAACGTAATTGTTATTATTACCAGTACCAGTTTTTTTAGGATTAGGAACCATTCTGTCACCCATAACACATCCACATATACCACTACCACCATTTAATGGGTTACACGAAAAGATAGTCCCATATGACACTTCGTCAGGTAACATACTCAAATGATCCTCAATAGGTTTTGTACCACAAGGTGTAACCATCAAATTTCGTTGGGTATCCCATTTTGAGGTTTCTATTATTCTTTCATATGTTTGGTGGAACACATCTTCTTTACAAGGATAGTATTCACCTTTCACACCTTTTAATGTCAGGAGAAAAGAAATGGCCAAAAAGTCCGAATCAAGTGAGCCCTCTGCCACACCAACTAAAAGTCCACAGATAACTTTCACGGAGCAGGACGTGCAACGGACAAAGGCTTTCGGGTCATTTCTTCTTTCCAAGGCAACCTTCAATAACCTGAGCATCAATGATGCGATGCAGCTAGGAAGCTATGTGAACTTCATGAATCAGCTTACTCAGAAGATGGAAGCTCATATCATGGAAGTAATAAGCATCAAAAATATTGAGGGCAACTGATGCCAATCTCGCAAACAAATGACGGTAATGACGTAACACTAGTTGGTGGCACAGACGCTACAGTAATTGGAAACAGCGGAAACCGATTGCTGGTCGATGCCCTCGTCTCCAGTAGCAATACCACTCTAATAGATGGTACTCTGTCTACCTACTCTGCGTCAGCTGTATGGACATTTCCAGCTTCTGCTACGGACATCTTCACCATAACAGGTAGTGCTTCCAAGACTATTAAGATAAGAAGAATCACCCTGTCTTTCACGGCAACCTCGGGTGCAAACGCTACTGTAGTTATAACTAAGCGTAGCACAGCAAATTCAGGTGGAACAAGTACAACTAGGGATGTAGTTCCCTGGGATTCTACCAATGCTGCTGGAACAGCCGTTGTACGAGCGTACACAGTAAACCCTACCCTAGGAACTCTAGTGGGCAACGTGCAGACAAGTACGGTTTACGCCTCAGGTGGTGGTACTATCGGTTCCATTCCAATAATTCTTGATTATGCAGGAACAGCACAGCAGCCTCTAATTCTTAGGGGGGTTTCTCAGGTTGTTGGTATTAATATGAACGCTACTAGTTTCACAGGTAACGTGGCTAGAGCAACAGTAATCTGGACGGAGGAATAATAAGATGCCATCCAACACAACATACACACCTAAGTCGCAGGATGAGTTTAACTCAGGCTGCCTTAACTACTCAGCAACCGGAAGTACAGCTACAATCACTGCGAACGCAACAACCAACATTGATTTGTTACTAGCTGACGATATGGTAGTTACCGGGATTGAATTAGTTTGTACCGCTCCACAAGCTGGAGACTATATGTCTATGCACGTTATTCATCCTACCTACGGGGAAGTCAACCAGTTCGGATTCACCTGGTATATGGGAACTGAGTCATTCAGAAAAGACTATCAGGTGCGCTACCCAGCTAAAATCTATGCAGGCATGACACTCCGGGCAAAATATGTTTCAGTAGCTTCGCCAGCTCCAACCTTTGTGGCTGTCAACTACTTTCTACACAAGGTGCTCTTCTGATGAAAGTCATCTTCACCCAAGGAGACTCCTGGGTATCCAAAGCAATCTGCTGGGCTACCAAGTCCGACATATCCCATGTGGCAATTGAAATTGGGGAGACCGTGTTCCATTCCAATTTCCTTGGTCCCCGGGTGGACTTATCAGAGAACTTCAACAAACATGCTAGAAGGATTGTCTCCTATGAAACGAATACTAGAATATTTGAAACAGTTGACTTGCTTCACTTCTATCTTCAACGAAGGCATCGGCATTATGATTTTATGCTATTTCTTTGGCTGGCTTGTTATTGCGTTAGCCTGCGCATTCTTGGAATAGCTCCGAGTAAGAATACCATCTGGAGAGTGTCGGGTGCCTACTTGTGTACGGAGTTCGTGGATGAGTTCTTATTTGATGATGAGCAGTCCACCATACCACAAGAGTTGATTGATAAGTTAGAGGACGCAGGATGGGTACGAGGGAGGTGAACCAGTGTCTCTTGATTTAACAAACCCACAGATGGTGGTGAAAGCTGCCCAACGTCTGAAGAAGTTGAAGCAGCTAGAATGCTATGACCCTAACAACCTGGAGTCCCGCCCTACACAGGACCAAGAAAAAGTATTAAGGGACATCCAGGAGATAAGCCATAGGTTCGTTACCTCAGGAAACCAGTCTGGTAAGTCCCAGCTAGGTGCTCGGGAGACTGCTTGGATTCTAACTGAGACTCATCCCTACTGGAAACGACCTACTAAGATTGGCAGTGACACCTTGCAGCTACTTGTTCTAGGCCGGGTCCAGAAGCAAATCGAAGAAGTATTGTGGAGAAAGATACTAGGATTCCTTAACATAGAAGACTTACACCTCCAAAGAGCCGGTGGAGCCCTGCAGTCCATTACCTATAAGCCTAACGGTAACAAGATTATCTTCCTTTCTCACCATTCGGTCTCCGAAGCAAGGGAAAAAGCGCAGGCCTATACCGCTGACTATGTCTGGATTGACGAATTACCCGGTAGCGTGAAGCTTATTGAAGAGTTACACCGTAGGGTGATGGCTAGAGATGGACGTTTCCTGGCTACATTCACTCCGAAAGTGCTAAATAAAGAGATTCGAGACCTCGTGGACAACTCCAGAGCCCCTGTCGCACGCAAATATCAGTTCGCTATGCTTGACAATCCCATCTACACGGAAGAAAAGAAGCTAGAAATCCTCCAAACTCTTGAGACTTACCCTGAAGCCTACCGTAGAACCATCTTATATGGTGACTGGTACGCTGGTGACTCCTCCGTTTACCATATTCCTGACTCCCTGGTAGCTGCACCTGTGGACTATCACCCCAGTTGGAGGCATGTGGAGTCCTCGGACCCTGCACTCTCAAGTAAATTTGGACTCACGGTCTGGGCCGAATCACCCGATACGCAAACCTGGTACCTAATTAGGGCAGACTATATCAAAGACATCCCGGACCCGAATGAAATGTTCAAAACTGTGCAGGACAGACTGGCAAATGTCAATCTAGTCAAGAGAGTAGCTGACCCCGAGGCCAATTGGTACATCAACATAGCTAGAACTGGTGGGGTGAACTATGTATCACCTAATAAGGTAGGACGCAAGGGGGAATTAATCAAGAACTTGCAAGTTGCTATGACTCAAGGTAGAATCAAGGTTGCTCCATGGTGCGAACTTTTCGTCAAGGAGTTAGAAACCTGTCAGTGGTCCGAAACTAGTGTTGATAACATAGTAAATTCAAGCTCCTTCCACCTGATTGACAGTGCCCAATACTTCGTGGACATGATTCCTAAGCCTGAGAAGGTTATTCAGAAGACTAGTTGGCAGCAAGAACTTAGAGAAGCCAACCAGAAGCGTAAGCAACAAGCGGCAGTACAGAGTCGCCCTACTTGGAGAACACAATGGAAGCTACGACGATAATCACGGGACTATTAATCGCAGCCGTTGTCTACTTTCCACTAGCTGGACTCTCCTGGCTGGCAACAAGAAGAGAAAATGACCGTAGGGCGCGTCTTCTAGAATCACAGAAGAACGTAATTAAGATGATGAATTACAGGAGACGTAAATGAAAATAGCCATCGAGCTGATGTTGCAACAAGAACCACCAGTATTAGTGAAGAAGCCTCAAGAGAAGGGACCGTCCGTCGATGAGCGCATCGAGTATGCTAGTGAGTGTATCGAATGCGGGCATCAGAAAGCAGAAGCTCTTTTGTTCATCCAGAATCTCTACAATAAGCTATCCAAGATACCTTCACCTAAGAAGGGTGACCAGAAAAGGCTAGGATTCATGCGGAGTATCATCGAAAACTACGGCATGTTGATGCCAGAAAGTGAGAAGTCTGATGGCTAAGATTGTTCCATGGACGGGAGAAACAGCCGAAAGAGAACTGAAGAAACGCCTCTCCTACGCTAAGACTGCTCGTAAGGACGTTGAATTAGAGTGGAAAGATGCTGAACGAATCGTCTTCGGTAATGACGGAGGAGAAGCTAGTATCAGTTTTAAGTCCAGAAATGAAGTGGACCCTCTAGACTGGGAAGCAACTCAGCAGAGAAAGTCCCTTTCAATCAACTATGCCTTCAAGAATCACCGTTTCTTGCACGCTCAACTGGCAGCAAACCCACCATCCGTGGTTCCGAAGCCAACCAGCTCCGACCCTTCCGACTTGCAGAAGGCGAATGCCGCTGACAGACTGATTCGCTACGCCCTCCGTGGCTACAAGATGCAGGAGAAGGTGGACCTAGCCTCCAACAACTGCCTTATAGGTGGTACTGCCTTCATCAAGACCATCCAGGACTCAGACGCTGGTGACATAATGGAAGTTAACCAGGATACCGGGGAAGCCCTGATGGAAGGAGACATCGCAATCACCGTCCCTTCCCATTGGCACATATTCCCGGACCCGGATGCAACTACTCCCGAGGAAGTTAAGTGGATTTTCGAGCTGATGTACATGAGTTACGAGGAGGCCTGCTTCAAGTTCCCTGACAGTGAGGACCTTCTTAAGGAAATCAGGATTCAGGAGAAGGACGTTGATGAGAATACTGCGTCCAATTCAAGACATTCAGCGGGACCCAAGTATGATGTGGTTCCAGTCTACCAGTATTGGGAGAAAGGACTCGTATACAACGGACTCATCGGGCGTTACGGCTACTGTACGGAACAGGGCAAATTACTTGGTAAAATAGGCCCAAATCCCCACCGTTTCAGTCGTCCTAAGGACAAGGGACTGGACGCTCCGGACACAAACTCACCACAGATGCCCGAGAAAGCTGAATTACCCTATCATATCTTCACGGATATCGACGTCCCAGGTAGACTCTGGGGCCGTAGCACCATGCACTACCAAGGGCCTTTGCAGGACTTGTACAACCAGATGCTTAATGTGATGGTTGACACCCTGGAAGCTCACGGTGTTCCAAGAATCATCCTCCCAGCCGGTGCCGAAATAGCTGACGGTAGTATTACCAACACTCCATGGGATATCATCAAGATTGACAAGGACGGTAACTCCGGAGACCCTAAGTTTATGGAGCCGATGCCGATGCCTGCTTCTTTCTCCCAGCTACTCCAACTAGTTGCTGGTGGTATCAATGATATGGCTGGAGTTAACGATGCCATGTTCGGAGTTCAGAACAGGGAGCAGTCCGGCTTCTCGATGCAGTACGCTACTAACCAAGGTAACATGATTCGTCGTCGTCTCTTCAACAAGTACGTCTCCTTCGTGGAGTCAATCTACCGGGCCTACCTGAACCTAATTAGGAAACACTGGACTACAGGCCGGATTGTTAGCGTTCTCGGGAAGGAGAAAGCCTTCGATTCAGTTAAGATTAAAGGTGCGGACATCGACGGTGGATATGACTTGACGGTGGAGTACGGTGCATCCATGAGCTTGGACCCAACAACCAGACGCGAAGAAATCCTAACCTTGATGCCACTATTTGAGAAGGCCGGTGTTCCTCCCGAGACTCTCTTAAGACTCATGAAACTCAATGACCTGGACTCCATCTATGATGTGGCTCAGATGTCAGCTGACCGTCAAAGAGAAATCTTCGAGGAGATGATAGCCCGGAATCTTTATATTGAGCCTAGGGAGAAGCAGGACCATCAGCAGATGCTAGCCTACGCCTACAAGTATCTGATGACCAGTGAGTTCAAATACTTGAAGGAAGAAGTAAAAGCGCTGATTGAGGCCCATATCGGAGCTAGGGAACAGCTGGCCGCAAGCCAGGCCCAAGGTGGTCTGGGAGGTGCAGCACCAGGCCCAGCAGGAATGGGTGGCCCAGCTCCGGACACTCAATTACCTGGACCAGAAGGAGCAGGAGCCCCACCTCCCGGAGCACCAATGACCAACGCTTGATAAAATTATTGACATAAGGGACTAGCCATAGTAGGCTAGACCTGTCTATCCGTAATTATTCGGACGACAACCCGCTACCCGAAAGGATGCAAACATGAGTAGATTAGAAGCAGCGATGAGTGCCCTGAAAGCAGGACAACCAGTAGAGAACCCCGAAACCGCAGCTACGCCAGACATAGAGCAGTCTAGCACAGAGGTGGAATCAACGGTACCAGTCGAGACTCAGGACGCGCAAGCCACCCCTGACCAAGAAACACCGGAAGGTTCAGAAACAGTCAACGAAGCGGCAGCAGAAACCCCCCAGAAGTCGATTGAAAAGATTCAGATTAGAGCGCCAGACGGTAAGAAGCAAGAGATAGAAATTGACTGGAATGATAAAGAGAAGCTCAAGAAATATATTCACGCAGCAGCCGGAATGAGACAGTTTCAACATGAGCGGGACAAGGTAAAGCAGGAACTGAAGGCAAGCCAGGAGAAGTATAAGGACGTAGAGTCCAGCTGGAATACGGTACAAAAGACCTATTCTGAAAAGGGACTTAAAGGACTTGTGAACCTCCTAACCGGAAGAGAAGATGGATACGACCTTTATCTGAAGCAGGAATTCGAGAAGATTCAACGTAAGCAGGAAGCAAGCCCTGATGAACTAAGGCAAATGGACCTGGAAGAAAGGCTTGAGACCGAACAAAGGGAGCGTCAAAAACTCCAAAAAGAAGTTGAAGAATCCCTGAATAAGAGTAAGGCGGAGAAAGAAGAGGCGAAAGCCTACGAACTCCAATCCAAAATCAACCCAGCCTTCGACAGAGTAAGATTCAGCGGGAAGTTAGGTGACGCGGAAGCAGAGAACGAGTTGGACGGAGCACTCTGGGATAAGGCCTTAAAACGGCTACAAGCTTATCCGGATGATGTTGAGTTGACCCCGAACATGATTGAGAAAGAATTCCGTACAGTAGCAGCAACTTTCCGTAAAGTTATAAATGGACAAGCAGACAAGAAGACAGAACAAGTTATTCAACAGAAGAAGCAGAACGCTGCAACAAGTGCCGCTGCGGTAGCCTCCCAAGGATACAAACCAGCACCGGCTAAAGAAGCCATGATGAAGAGTATGCGGTCGGGTAACATGGCAGATGCACTAAGGCAGTTTCTATCAGGTGGTAAGTAAGTAAGTTTCACATTCGTTCACTCAATTCATTAATTTAAAGGAATCCAAAGATGGCAGTTTCACAAGTTACAGCATTAGACCTCGGCTACTTTCTCCAAATCGCGTTCTCGGACGGCATCCGGAACCAATTGTCCTCAGACTATAAAGACTGGGAGATGATTAAACAAGTTGCCCTTAACGGTACTCCAGACGGACGTCAGCTTCAGTATCTTCTCCAAACCGGTTACGGTCCTTCGGCTGTTCAAGCCCGGGGCGTTACCCAAGCAGCCTTCCCAGCTTCCCAAAAAGCTTCCAGTTCTGAAGGCGTGGCTACCTACAAAGAATTCGATGCAACGATTGAAATCGAGTACAACCTTTGGAACCGAGCCAGAAAAGCTCCAGCTAAATACGTTGAGCCTCTCGCTAACGAAATCAGCTCCAAAACCATCGCAACCAAACGCTTCATGGCTTCCTTGGTTTATGGTGACGGTTCTGGTGTTGTCGGCCAAGCAACTGGCACGACCGCAGTTACCTCCCCTACCTCCAACTCCTTGACCTTCACGATTGCTGCTACTACTTCTGCACGAGGCCACATCGGTAACTTCCAGAATGGCGACATCCTGGTCCTTAAAGATGCTGACGGAACTGCAACTGCTCTCGACACCAGCTTAGCAACTGAGCCAGTTTACTGGAAAGTAGTCTCGAAGAACCGAAGTGCCGGAACTGTTGTTCTCCAAGGCCTCGATTCAGCTTTCGCTCCTGTAGCTACCATCACTTCTGTTACAACTCCTCCTGCAGCTGGCGCAGTGTTCTACCGCTACGGCCAACAGACTGGTGCAGTTGACGCTCTTGACCTTTCCGCTATCACTAGTGCAACGGACTACGGTACGCTGACCGAAGTGTTCGCTGGTCTTGAGTCCCTTACTGCTAATGATGGACGAAAAATCCACGGAATCAACCTCTCCGGTTCCAGCGCTGGTACCCGTTTCGACGGTTCAGCTGGTGCAATCGACGGGGACATGATTCATGAGACTCTCGATGAAGTGAAGCTGAACGTTGGTAAGAACCAATACAAATGGTCCAAGGCTGTTTCCGCTCCCCAAGTTATCCGGAAGCTCATCAGCGACCGTGACTCGGACCGTCGGTTCAACGTCTCGGATGACCTGAAATCCGGTAGCCGGAAGTTCACCTACCAACATGAAGAAGACACCTTGGAATTCGTTTCCTCGGAATTCTCCCCTGCACAAAGAATCTGGTTGTTCCCTGAAGGAAAATCCGGAAACTCCAAAGTGCTTGAGTTCCATGGAACGGACTTCGAACCAGTGAAGGGTCAAGACATGAGTGCATTCCACCTTCGCCCAAGTGCTAACGGTGGACATGAGCGAATCATGACCAGCTACATGGAAGCTCTCGCAGTTCTTATCTGCAAGCATCCTGCAGCCTTCGGTGTTATCACAAACTTCACCGCTTAACTTCGCTCGGGGTTGAACCCTCGCTTCGTCTCCAAACCTGGCCTGTCTTCGGATGGGCTAGGTTTGGGTCCTAGCACCTAAACTCATTAACTGCTTGAGGAGTATCAATGGCTACCGAGATTACTCGTAATTTAAAATTGCGTATTCCAGATGGTACCAGCCAAGATGCTCGATACAATCTGCTTAAAATAGACGACTTTTCCGGTGCATACACTTTGAACGAAGACGGCAGTCTTACGATTAATGCACGGGATGACATAACAATACTACCAGGAAGCCGGGCTGCTGGCGGTTCCGGCACAGGAACACTCTACTTCGGAACCACAGGGACCTCAGGGGAGAACGTCAATGTAACCTTCTACTCTCAGGAAGTAAAGTTTGAGACCGGCTTCAAGTTAAAAGACCAGGGTGCGCTTGGTGACAAGTACCTGAACGTCAAATACAAGTCTGACGTATCAGGTGCCACTGATACCACAGCTGATAGAACAATTAACCTGGACGTTAATAATTCAAATAGAAATGTAACCTTTGGGGGAGACTTCTCCATCGCAGGTAACTTCTCTCTGGTGGGGGGTTTCCCGGTCTCATTCACAAGCACCGGAATAACCAACCTAACTCTGCCTGAAACAGGCGAGCTGGTCACCACAGACTCCATCTCCACTCTAACCAATAAAACTATTGTCGTAGCCAGCAATACCGTAACTACGTCCGCAGCAGGGAACCTAACTAGCACTGAGCTGAACGCAGCTCTGGCCGAACTGCAGACTGACATTGACACCCGGGCGGTCAATGCAACATTCACCAGCCATACCGCAGCGACCTCGGGTGTACACGGAGTTGTAGGGAGCTTGGTCGGAACCACGGACACCCAGACTCTAACCAATAAGACCATCGTAACTCCGATGGGTCTCATCAAATCGGATGTAGGATTGTCCAACGTAGACAATACCTCAGATGCCACCAAGGATTCGGCTGTCTCCACTCTGTCTAACAAGACCATCTCCGGTTCTAATAACACCATAACGAATGTCTCTTTAACGACCGGAATCACTGGAACCCTTCCTATCGCTAACGGAGGGACAGGACAGGTGACAGCAAATGCCGCCCTGAACGCATTGCTACCAACACAAACAGGTAATGCTAATTACGTGCTTCAAACGGACGGTTCTACGACTAGTTGGGCTCCTGCCGGGTCCGGAACTGTTACTAGTGTGGCTCTCTCTGTTCCGAGCGAGTTCTCTGTCTCCGGTTCCCCAATTACTACGAATGGTACTCTGACGGTTACCAAGGCAAATCAGAATGCCAACCTGATATA